AAGCCTACACCGAGATGAACATGCGGCGCAGCACCTGGACCGAGGAAGAGATCGACCGGCAGAGAGACCGCTTCTGCAGCGCCTACCAGATCGTCGAAGAGGCAGAGCTGGAAGACGAGTACCAGGCATGGAAAGAAGCACACGCTTCTGAATTCACCTTTTAAGGAGGTCACCGCAATGACAATCACGATCAACAACCACACATTCACCTACGGACCGAGCGCTTGGGGAGGCACCTACTTCAGCGACGGGCAGAACGTAAACATCAGCACGAAGGAGAATCCCACACCTGAGGAGGCCAGGATCTTCATCGAAGCCAACTGGGGATGGCTGCTCGAAGGAAAGCGAGAGGCTTCCTTCGACTGGAAGTTCAGCGACCCGATCGGACGGGACGCTTTAGCCATCGGTCAGAAGGTCAGGAACTCTGGCGTCATCGCCACAGTTATCGGCTTTCACGAAATAACCGGCGACTCGATCCTCTACGCAGAGGGCATTGGGAAGTGGCTGGCAGACGCTGAAAAATGCGAGCGCATCAAAGATACGGTCTGCCACAAAAACGGCCTGGTGATCTTCGACTGAAAACAGTCCGGCGGGGACTCAAGGGCCAGATGGCCCTGTGTCTCGTTATGGCATATGTACACGATTCCCCGGTCGGATAATTGTTCATTATATATCGCAGAATTGGCTTGCTATATGTGCTCTTCAGAGTGATTAATACAGTACCAAAAGGAAATACACAGGAGGGCAACACCATGAAGGAACTTGAAAGAAAGACCACCCAGAAGGACGGCAACATCTACGAAGGCATCGACTACGAGATTGCAAACGGCTTTTACACGGTTGAAGCCTACCGGAAGAACGGTGAACCCACACGACTTTATATCAAGCCGAGCTGGGAAAAGCGAGACGAGTTTTTCCTCCAGGAGATCTACCTGGAAGATCAGCTTCCGGATTTCGACAGCGAAGACTGGAAGAACCGGATCATCCGCAGGGAGCCGAAAATTCAGACCACAGCTTACGGAGCCATGAGCCCCGAGACGATCAACAAGGTTATCGACGGATACAGGATCGCCCAGGCGGCAGTTAACGAGATCACCGAGAACTTCGGCGAATACCTGACGGTCAGAGGTTAAGGAGGGCAGGACCATGTGGAGCGAAGGCACGATCGGAATTCCGGATGCGCACGACAAGGGAAAATACACGGTTTGCCATTATTGGGTCAAGCACTATGAAGAGCCCAGCGAGGTCTACGGCCTGAACGGCGGCAAGATCAGCAAGCTCACGATCAAGGCAAACGGAGAGGTCATCGCCAATTACGACAGAGGCTGGGACATCGAGCCCACCTGCATGGAAGCAGAGATGGCGCTATGCATTCTGCTGAACAACTACAACTGAGAAAGAAAACAACGGGAGACTGAGCCGGACGGCTCTTTCTCTCTTACTGATAAAACGGGGATCGCAACGGCGGTCCTTTTTGATTGCAAATGATGGAAGGAGGTGCGGCGGTGGCAACACGAGGAAGAAAGCCTACGCCTACAGCAATTAAAGAGCTGGAAGGCAATCCGGGCAAACGAAAGCTGAATGACAATGAGCCAAAGCCCGTAAAGAAAGCACCTTCCTGTCCCAAGTGGCTGGAGCCTGAGGCAAAGAAAGAATGGCGCAGGCTAGCCAAACAGATGGAAGAGCTCGGAATCCTGACCGAGGTGGATATGGCAGCCTTTGCCGGATACTGTCAGGCATACGCCAGATGGAAAGAGGCAGAGGAGTTTATTACCCAGCACGGCACGATCGTGAAGACGCCTTCCGGATACTGGCAGCAAGTCCCGCAGGTCAGTATCGCACAAACCTATCTGAAGGTAATGAATCGCTTTGCGGAGCAGTTCGGTCTGACACCTGCTTCCCGGAGCCGTATCGTCGCAGACAAAGCCCAGACGGGTATCGGTGACGAGATGGAAGAACTGCTGGGAGGCGACTGATGGGAGAGAAAAGACCTGAGAATTATCCGAAGCTTACGGATTATCAGCCCACGCAGTTCATGCTGGAGACATCACATTATGATCCGGCGCGAGCTGGCCGGGCTGTGAAATTCATAGAGAATCTGAAACACACAAAAGGGAAATGGGCAGGAAAACGGTTCTGGCTTCTACCCTGGCAGGAGCAGATCGTAAGAGATGTATTCGGTATCGTAGATGAAAGAGGCCGCCGGCAGTTCCGTACCGCTTTCGTGGAGATCGGAAAGAAGAACGGAAAATCTGAGCTTGCCGCGGCAGTAGCCCTGTATCTTTTATACGCAGACGGAGAGCCGTCGGCGGAAGTATACGGAGCTGCGGCTGACAGACAGCAGGCTTCGATCGTATTTGATGTCGCGCATCAGATGGTGAACATGTCTCCGGCACTCATAAAGAGGTCGAAGATCATGGCGGCAACAAAGCGTATTGTAAATTACCGGAACGCTAGTTTCTATCAAGTGCTGTCCGCAGAGATCGGTACAAAGCACGGTTTGAATGTCTCCGGTCTGGTCTTCGATGAAGTTCACGCTCAGCCGAACAGGAAACTGTACGATGTTCTGACGAAGGGCTCCGGCGACGCCAGAGAACAGCCGCTGTTCTTTTTGATCACGACGGCGGGAACGGATAAGGAATCCATCTGTTATGAGCTGCATACGAAGGCACTGGATATCCTGGCCGGCCGAAAGGTCGATCATACTTTTTACCCTGTCGTGTACGGCCTTTCCGATGATGACGATTGGCATGACGAGAGGAACTGGTACAAAGCCAATCCCAGCCTTGGGCAGACGATTGAGATCGAACGTGTCCGGGATCATTATAAGGAAGCGCTGGAGAATCCGGCGGAGGAGAACGTGTTCAAGCAGCTTCGCTTGAATATGTGGGTCTCATCAATCACGCGGTTTATTCCAGAGCAGATCTATGACAAAGGAAATATACCGATCGATCAGAACGCGCTCCTCGGCAGGGACTGCTATGCAGGACTCGACCTGTCCAGCACCGGTGATATCACGGCACTCGTTTTGATGTTTCCGCCAAGAGACGATACGGAAAAATATATCATGCTTCCGTTTTTCTGGATCCCGGAGGATACGATCCCAATCCGGGTAAGGCGGGCATCGGTTCCGTATGACTCTTGGGTTAAGCAGGGATATGTTTACGCGACGGAAGGCAACGTGATCCACTACGATTTCATCGAGAAGACGATCGAGGATCTGAGTACGAAATATCATATCTGCGAGATCGCGGTGGACCGTTGGAATGCGACACAGATGATCCAGAACCTGGAGGGCGAGGGCTTTACCATGGTTCCCTTCGGCCAGGGCTTTAAGGATATGAGCCCGCCTACGAAGGAATTCTATAAGCTCCTTATGGAGGGCAGGATCATCCACGGCGGGAATCCCGTCATGCGATGGATGAGCGGAAACGTCGTCGTTGACCGGGACGCGGCGGAGAACATCAAACCGACGAAGGCAAAGTCACCGGAAAAGATCGACGGCATCGTAGCCGCAATCATGGCGCTGGACCGCTGCATACGTCACGAGCAGAACACAAGTAGCGTGTACGATGAGAGAGGAATTCTATTTATATAGGCTTGAATTTATATAAATATGAACCTAATAGGTGCGCTTGCATTGACAATCAGAGCCGAAGCGACTATAATATAGCCATGAGGAGGTGTTCTTATGGCACAGGCAACATTCAGCGTCCGGATGGACGAGAGTTTAAAGAAAGATTTTGATGAGCTCTGCAGTGAATTCGGGATGACCGCAACTACGGCTTTCAATGTGTTTGCAAGAGCTGTCGTAAGAGAACGGAAAATTCCTTTTGAGATCCAGGCACGTGAACAAACGGTTTCCAGAGAGAACGCGATGCGTGCTTTTATGGCAATACGTGAGAGCGCTGTGAACAACGGCGTCGCAGATATGCCGTTGGATGAAATCAATGCAGAGATCAATTCAGCCAGAAAAGAGGCTGGGAAATGAGATGTTACGCGGTCATTGACACAAATGTCCTTGTTGCGGCTCTCTTGTCCAGTCATGATGATGCCGCTACAGTCCAGGTGGTTACGCGTCTGATCGCAGGTGAGATTACACCTCTTTCCGGCTACGTTTTGTAAGTTAATCCTGAATTATTCACGGAGCAAAAAAATCATTATTGAAACCGGCTCCGGATTGAGATCCTGTTATTTCATTTGCTGAATGGAATTAGTTGTTCACAAAAGAGCAGACTTTCCCTGTAGTTATCAACATTCAGCTATGAAAATGTCAAGGAGCGTGTACGGGTTCTTTATTCAAGTTTTGGATGCAGTGCGCCGATATTTTCAAGCGTCATGTAAAACTCTTTTTTATAAGGGCAGCTGCTGCATAACTGGAAAATTTTGTATCTTGCTGAATGAATCACCCGGGCTGCGACCTTTAGCAGCTTGATCCGGATGGCATCAATCCGCAGCCTCCTCATTGCCGCCGGAAGAGCCAGATTGCGGAACCAGTTTAATAAATTGTAAGCCATTGTATGAATTGCAAGCCGGTTGGCATTTACTGCTTTTGACGAACTGCTTACGGCGGAAAAATCAAAGCCGCTCTTGCCTTCCTTAATCATATTTTCCATGTTCCCACGGTTGCAGTAAAACCTGACAACCTGATAAGGCTCAGATTTCATGGAGGTCACGATAAATGTATAAAGATGCATCATCTGGTTTGACGGTTTTTCCACCTTAAACACGACCCGCCGCGGCTGTCTCCAGGTATTGGCCTGATAGTAAAAATCTCCATACTCCACGGCATAATCAATGGTATTGTATTTTGTTGCCCTGGTCAGTGCTTCATCCGCATAAGAGGCATATGAACGCAGCTTCGCATTCTCTTTTAACCGGATTGCATATTCACAGTCATTGTCCTCGCATGTGTCATAAAGTTTTGGAGAAGCGAAGCCGCTGTCACCGCGCATATACAATGGCATGGATGGATATTTTAATCTGTATTCCAGAATCAGCGGAAGCATAAACTTTTCTGCATTCAGGCTGCAATACTGGGTACCGTCCCGGAGTTCGCTTTTAAGCAGATCGCCTGTAAGTCCATCGTAGCAAAGAAGAGGATGATAACCATGCGCCTGGTAATGATAGTTGAAAGCTTCTCCTTCCTGTGATCCATAAGTCGGAAGCAGTGTTGAGTCAAGGTCAAACAGCATACATTCCGGTTTCCTGATGGAATATATGATATCACGCATCGTACCGGCTATCTGATCAAGCTGAGTGAGTGTGGTTTCATCCATGCGATTCCAGAAACGGGAAATTGTCGGCTGCGATGCAAGTAAGTCTTTGTCAAGAATTTCAGTAAACACCGGATCGGCTGTAAGTTCATCCGCATCATTGTCATTAAAATATGCGGCAATAATCTGATAAACCATCTGCATGAAATTTTCAGAATCCGTATGTAGACGAAACAGCGCGGAATCGTTTGTATGGAACAGCCGTTTAACGGTTTTTTCAAAACCGATTTTTGCAGCGAATTCCTTTACAAGAAGCAGACCGGCATCGGAAGAAAGGCTGCCGCCGTTGAAATTGAATTTGCAATAACTGTTGCTTTCCAGAGTCATGTCGGCTAAACTATGCATAGGGCTTCTCCTAATTGTCGTGGTTTGGTTTGACCGCTATAATCATAACAAATCAGAAGCTCTTTTTCTATGAAAAAGCATCATTTAACAGATGAAACCTGAAGCTTTAAATTATCAAGGAACTATGCGGCTTTACGCCGCTGCCGATTCAATCGGTGAATAATACAGGATAAATACTAAGATAAACAAGAATTTAG